TGGATACGGTTATTCTAAAAAGCTCTGTGAGAGTGTTACCTCTTGGTTTCTGAAGAAGTATTATCCACGTCATAAGATTGATGTGGATATTGTTCATCGTGGATTAAAACGTGAGAGTGTGCTGGGGTATTGTGATGTGGTTGGTCCTTCTTATCGACCAAGACACTTCCTGATTGAACTTCAGACGCACATGTGTGAAGAGTTGTATATAAAAATCCTTTTGCACGAACTGACTCACCTGGCACAGTGGGTAGATGGTTCCCTGCGGTTTCGGCATGGAAAAATGTGTTATTGTCAAGAACCGGTCGAAAATTACAATTATGAGGATCAACCTCATGAGATTGAGGCACGGGACAGTGAAATAATCCTATATGATCTCTACTTAATTGATAAACAAGGTGTGCCAGACGACGAACCGTCCTACAACTGGTCGAATCGCCTATGCTCTGCCCTATAATACGTTCATACGCAAGCAACCCGATGGATAGTCTCACTGCTCTTCAGGTCTACGGCAAACTGAAAGTAACTGACTTTACTCAGTTTGAGAAACCTGGCAAGAACAAAGGATCCCGTGGTCAATTCCTAGAGACTGTTCTGGGTATTCCCAACACCTCTAAGTTGAAGGACTTGGTTGATGGTGAACTGAAGTCTTTTACTGTTGGTCAGACTATTGCTGCCACACAACTGAAGCACTGTTTGTCTGAAATCATCGAAGATTCTGTTTCTTTTGATGAAAGTAAGGTTGGGCAAAAGTTGAAGCAAACTGTTTATGTTGGTTTCTCCCGCTCCAACGATTATGTTGGCACCGAAATGCTGAATGAGGAAATGCATCCTGAGCACTATCAGGAACTGCGTGAGGATTATGATTATATTTGTAATAAAATCCGTCGTGCATATGCCACTAAAACCGAACTGAATACCATTACTGGTCCTAACGGTTTGCTTCAAATTCGTACCAAAGCATCTAAAACTAAAGCAGGTACTTATGTTCCCATGAAGTTTGAAGATGTTACTCTTAAGGATAAGGGAATGGCATTTTATCTCTGTGGTCAATTCGGACGCAATCTTTTCTGATAGTTGACAACTAACTGAAAATAGTTTATACTAAATAAATCGGTCCAAATCAGAGGATGACCTTAAACTCTACTCCTATTTCTCTATTAAAGATAAAAATGAAAAACTACTTAGAAGACCCACGTCTCCTGACACTTCAGGAAATTATTGACGATCCAAAAAATAAAATTAAAACAATCAACTTTTTGAAGGGAGCAGCAAATAAAGACTCTATCTATGTGCATCCCGTTGATGATTCAAAAATAAAAAAACAAATATATTTCGCATTTATTCGTGCAAGTAAACTAAAAGTTAGTAGAGACTATCAACGCTACATTTGTCTCACTACACTTAAAAAAGCAAAGCAGTTTGATTACCTTCTGTGTCAAACTCTTGTTGTTGCATTACGACCAGATGGAACTTATGTTATCATTGATGGACAACATAAGGCAATTATGGCAATGCTTTCTGGTGAGGATTTAGATATTCCTTGCCAGGTAATTATTCATGATCCCAATAGCACTCTACAACAGTGTATTGAAGAAGAAGCAAAACTTTTTGAAAAGTATAACACTTCTCGCAAAAACACTAGCACTCTTGATAAAGTTCGAGCAGGACTTTCCTATGGTGATGAAGATGCAAAGGAATTTGAGGAGAACTGGATTACCATTGGTATTCAATCTGAAGGGATTGGATATGATGGGGGTGTAGAAGTTACTGGTTGGGCAAAAGTAAACGAATCTATTAGTAAATGGAAGATTGTTCCAACTAAAAAGGCGGTTGATTTCTTGAAACCAGTGTATAAACAGTGGAATCTTGATTATATGGATGGGAGCATGATTGGTGGTCTTGCTGCAATTCAGACTCTACTTGATGCTGTTGGTGATGGAAAGAAAGGAGAAGGACTTAGATGGTACTTAAATAATCACTTTTCTGCTATTGCAAGGTCAGTCTGGACAAAAAACACTAGAGGTCAATCTGATGTTTTGATTGCCAGAAAGATTGTTGACGACTATAATAATGATGTTGCTAAAAAGAAGATTGAATGTGAGTGTGCTGCTATTGGTGAAGATTTACTGAAAGGAGTAGGACTCGCAGACCCAACTAAATTGAACTAATATGAATAAACCCTTTTTGAAGTGGGCAGGAAACAAGTTTAGGGTCCTGCCCCATCTTATTCCACATATTGGTTACCCCAAACGGTATATTGAACCGTTTGGTGGTAGTTTGTCCGTTGCACTGAATATATCTGCGGACGAGTACATTCTCAACGATATCAATAAAGACCTCTATTGTCTCTATACAAATGTGGACAAAGAGTTTGTGGGTGAGTGTAGGGAACTGTTCACTGATGAGAATAATACCAGAGAAAGGTATCTTGAGCTGAGGAAAGAGTTCAATTCTGAGGAAGATTGTAGGAAACGTGCGAAACTTTTCCTGTACTTGAATAAACATGCTTTCAATGGATTGTCACGGTACAATTCAAAGGGAGAATATAATGTTCCCTATGGTAAGGAGAGCAAAGATTCAAAGACTGGTCGCATTGTAAAAACAAAAGCACACTTTCCAGAACAAGAACTCAACTACTTTAGAGATGTATTCTCAAATAGAAAAGTAGAGTTCTGCAATACATCGTTCTCTGATGAAGCACTCTACAAAAACGTGAGTGGTGGTGATGTTGTTTATTTTGACCCACCATACATTCCACTCAATGATACTGCATACTTCACTGATTATGCAAAAGAGGGATTTACCTATAATCAGCAGATTCAGTTAGCAGAGTTAGCAGAGTCTCTGTGCAATCGTGGTGCAAAAATTATTATTAGCAACCATGATACTCCTGTTAGTAGAGAACTATACAAAAATGCTCAAATCTATCCGATAGAGGTACGTCGGTCCATCTCTGCAAAGGGTTCTAGCAGAAAAAAAGCAAGTGAACTGATTGCAGTGTACCAACCCTAGAACCGTCCACTCTGCCCCTGACTCTGCCCCACTCTGCCCTATAATACTAAGGTAATCAAGGGACGGCACCCATGACCAACACTGTTTTCTACAAGGTTGAGATCGACACCAAGGATGCAGTCCAACCGATCATCTACTTCCGCAAGGCAAAGCGTTGCAAGACTGCCAAGGGTGCCGATCGTCAGCACAATCGCATCGTGAATGAGACGGTGAACGACTGGCGCCAATTCTCCCAGCAGATCCGTCGATACACTATCTCCCGTGTGCCAGTTGACGTAGTGGTCGGTGGTTACATCCGCTGACCCCTTTTGGCACTATAATAAGCACATAAGCAACCAACCCCATGCAACTCCAGACCTCTGCCACCACCGTTGACTTCTTTCCCGTGGGCACCAACCCCAAGCGTTTTGTCAAACGTGTCATCTGGCATCAGGGTGATGTGACTGAGATGACTTCATTCTCCACCCGTGTCAAGTCTGATGCCATGTATGACATCAATCAGTATCTTGCAAATGGTGCTACTGTAACTGACTTCAATCTCAACGAATACACTGGTGATGACTACTCCCCTGTCTACTGCTGAACAAAACAAGGAGTTTGTCGATTTTCTCTTCGGCAAACTCTTCTCTCATGTTGATACCGACATGATTGATTTGCAGGATGATGATTCGTGTTGCGATCACCTTCAATTTGAACAACTCTGCCTCTTTTAAGATCATGACTGTTGACTTCTCTGGTGTTTTTCTGACCGTTCAAAATCACGGTTGTGTTTATACTGTCTGCACCGAAGGTGAGCTTTTTTATGCTCCCATGTATCAGGACGGTAGTGTAAATCTGGAAGAATTTGATTTTGTTGACTTCTGGGAGTCTGATGTTGATGTAGAAGAATTGGAGCAGATTCAGTCGGCACTGATTGATATGATGACCCGTGCCGGTCTTTATTTTCGTCAACCCATGAGTGTTTGAAATGTCAATTTACAAAGACTACTGGACCAAACCAACAAAAAAACAATCACAACCACCTTCTAAAAAATGAGTAGAGTTGCACAGTATGGTCTTTCTGGTATTCTTTTGATGCTTGCACTTGCCAGTTATTTGAGTTGGTTGGCAGAGCGTGATCAGAAAGCATTTCAATTTTATCAAGAACAGAAACATCAAGAAATCTGTTCTGTTCTTCCTAAACCTCATCCTGATTGTGTAAATGATTGAAACCTATGACTTCACCGGTAATGCTATCACCTATTTTGGATTGATTGGTGTAATCTCTTCTGGTATAATTATTGTAACGGCATATCGTCGTTATTGGAAATCGGAGAAGAAATCATGAGTGATGTAAATGTAGAATTAAATGTGCATGAACTTGGCATTTTACTGTCTGCACTTCAGCAATTAGATGGAAGAGACGAACGACGTATTGCCAGAGAATACGGAAGTGTTTCGACTCTTTATGAAAAGTTGTATGAGCAGTATAAGCAAATGGATTCCAGTCAACTTGGAATTCGATATGAAACCATTATTGAACCCAGTTTTTAAGAACATGTCTTTAACGATGACGACTCCTGTGACACCCGCAACAAATCCCGAATTGTGGTATGCCTGGTATGAGATTGTGAAAGAGGATGCTCCAGAAGTTTTGGATGAATTTATTGAGAATACGGCATCCAAGATGGAACTGACTGTGGATTATTTCATTGGAGAGTTTTTGTGACGGAAAAGGAACGATTGATTTTAGCACGACAACAAGTATCAAATTTACTTTCTCTTTTGGAGGGAAATAAATATGAGACTTATATGAATCTCAAACTTACTTCTGTATATTATGAGCTCGAAAGACAAATATCTTTTTATCATTGATTATTGGGTGCCATTTCCCACATCAGAGTATGGTGGTATTGTGAATGTGATTGCATCAAATGAGCAGGAATGTTTTGAGATTCTTGCGAATGAGGAATCATTTTGTGAGGATTATGTTCATTTAATTATGGAGAAGATTGTAACTGCCACTAAACTCAAGTTGGCGGATGATTATGAATGTGATATAATAGATGCATTCATCACATAGGATTATGTCAAAGGGATTTACCGTTCATTCCAAACAACCAGAACCAGAACCACTGTATCGAATTGAGGAAGAAGGAACCGGAGGATGTGATATTTTAAGGTCAAACATGACAAAGGAAGAATGTCGTGAGGCATGGAATTATTTTGTTTCGACCGGAACAAATCCAAACTATTTGAAAATTATACGTGAATCATGATTGATTTTCCACACAGTGCTCCCGAAGGTTATTCTTATGAGATTCAGTCATTTAAACGCAATGTACTTGCTATCTGGATTATTAATCATGGGGAGTTTTCTTATACAAATAAGAATCCTAAATCAATCTGGGGATTCTACAATACAAAAAAACAATGCTACCATGCGCCTGTTGACTCCACCAAGCAAGGTGATCCGGTAGATATTAATTCTACAACTCCATATACTGCGATGCAACTCAACTTAAATCCTTTAATGCAATGTCTTATGTCCCTGTAGTTAATGATTATGTAAGGTGGAAACAAAAGCACTTTATCGATGAAGGATGGGTATATTTCAAGTGTGGTGAATATATCACAATTGAGGTTGGAACAAAGGATAAACCAGACGAATTAGTTAATATGCACAAGAAGATTCATATACTTGTAGTTTGTCATTCACAATATTGGAATGACCTGGAATATATAAAAAAACGAGAGTAATAATGAAAGAAGAATTTCCATCACTTTCCGAACAAGGAAAGAATTTGGCAAAGTTTACATTTGAGGTGGTCAAGAGTGGAATTACCATTGCTCCGACAACATCTACAAAATCAATGTTTGTATCAGAAGAGAAACAAAAGGAACGATTGGATATTTGTAAGATGTGCGAATACTATTCATTAAGACAGAATCGTTGTAGACAGTGTGGTTGTTATATGAATGCAAAGGTTAAGTTTACTGCTTCTCAATGTCCGATTCAAAAGTGGTAATTTATTCCTTATACCAATAGAAACCTTTCCAACTATACTTACGGGGATTATTCAGTGACTTTCTTAAACCACTATCACTTCTATCTCCACCATGTATACGAACTGCTTCACTAATGCTTTTATATGTGGGTGTTCTTAACCAGTTAACTTTATTGATACCATATACACTTGTATGACGTTTAGATGGTTCTAATCTCTTCCATAAGTAACCGTATGCTTTATATCCATTATCAGCGGCACGAATAATATTACCACATTTCTTTCTATTATCAGTTAGTTCTATTGCAGCAGCACTTGCACTTTCCCATATTCTTTCTTCACCCGTTTCTATATTCACACTCATCAGTTGAGCAGAAAAGTGTTTACCATTACCACGATTCTCTTCTAAATGAAATCCCCATTTATTATTGTCAATTAATGGTTTCCCTTCGGGATAAGCGCAAGCGCCTTTTATTATAGGAGTATTATCTTCTTCAGGATAATCGCAATCATCAGTATTATATCCTTCTACATTTGTATTGTACTCTTTAATAAAATATTGTTCTCTTTCATCTAACTTACTTACATCACATTCTTCTATTTCTCTTATCATGAAGTTGTGATTTCCGTGTTTTCTCATTGCACGATGTAATGGATTAGGACTCATGCGCTTAGAATCTTCAAGGTGTTGCTTCCATTCTTTGTTCATGGTCTGAGTTGTCTGTCCGACATACTTGTGTCCGTTCACCTTATTGATGATGAGATATATTGTTCCTACTTGCATGTCATGATTGTATACTTGACTTTATTTATTGAAAGCATCTCTTTTTTGATTGCATACAACACAGTAGGTTAATAAAAAATTAAATATAAATAAACGTTTTTTAATGAGAATCAATAGCAATAATAATTGAGAATAATACTCTCCAGATACCTCATAGATACCTCATAGATACTCTCCAGATACTCTCCAGATACTCTCCAGATACTCTCCAGATACCTCCTGAGACTTGTGAGTTTAGGACGTTAGCACACGAACGAGCATCTGTCAACCCCACAGGGACGAGATATTGTTACGAGACCTACACATAAATTACGAGATCTTATATATATTATCATGAACACTTATGAATCTCGTCGAGATAACACTTGACACTCGCACGAGATATCAGTATAATAACAGAGTATCATACACAATCTCTACGAGAACCATGTACGACGACTACGAGTTTCAGTGCGAGAATAACAACGAGTCTTATACATATGATTTCGACGAGATGTACGATTATCATATGCATAATCAATATAATCATATGCGAGATATACAAGATGCATATACGTATGAAGATGATGATTATGCACGAGATTCATGTGATTATGACGCACTTGCATATCGTCATTATGCATGATATAATACGTACACATCGCACGAGACTCTCATGTATACACACAAACGTACAGTAAGTGTTACTCTAGACATCGAGTGTTATGATGATCTAGACCTGAAAGATCTGGATTGGCGAGAAATCCTAGACCTGCAGGGTGATGAGAATGTTGATGTTAGCATCAAAGAACTGGCAGATATCTTTTAAACTGCCAGTTCCCAGATTGGCACACTAGTATCTTATTGATTCTCAATAGCAATTCTTATTGAGAACAGTGTGTGCCAATCTGGGAACTGCACACCAAACCGGCACAGACCCCCAAAATCGTGTATTGTTGAAATGTGGTCGGGAAAGTAACATTTTTCTCCCCACAAGTTCTTTACATTTTTCGTGAAAATGTTCGCACAAACTCTCAACTTCGTCGATGATGTGATGGAGTATGATTATCAAGAATTGATCAACAATGTGCTGGTGATTGGTGCAATCTGCGCGGTAATTCTTGGGGCAATGTATACCCAACTGCGTAAGGTTAAATTCTCCACACCCTACCAGATTTCTGAGTGGTTCTACCTGGGCATGGATCTTCGTCCGGAGGTATCAGAAACCGTGGGTGATGAACGTTTCGGTATCTCCGTCAATCGTTACTATTTCGGTGTGTATGGAAACACCGCACAATGGGGCAAACTTGATGAGAATGGTTGCCTCTGATTCTTTATAGTAACTGTGCCGATTCTCAATATACATTTTTTATTGAGAATCGCGGCTGCCGGTGGACGATCGGCAAGGTGTCCACCAAACCGGCACAGACCCCCAAAATCGTGTATTGTTATCAAGTCGTCAGGAATTGCACCATGTTTGATGAACTCTGGTCTGAAATTCAAGATGCTCCCGGTGAGATCTTCGATGTCATTGAGTGGAAAGAAGAATGGGAGAAAGATGATAAGTTTGACGTAGAAGGTTACATCAACGGAAATACTGATTATTGATGTCTTTCGTATCAACTTTCACCTATTCCAAAATGAACACTAATCTGGAAATGTTGACCCAACGTGAACAACTTATGGAGGACATTGATTGTATCGTAGAGGAATTCTTCGTTGCAACTTGGGGTGACGAATATCCCGAGGATTGTGAGAATCTTATCCGCACCTTGTGTGATG